ACCGTTAACATCCTTGATGTCATCCTCAATGTCGAACCACTCACCTTGACCGAAGATAGCTTCCATGATCTCAGCATGGCGAGTCTCAATGGCTTGCTGTGTAGCTGGAGAGATGATACGGCTACGCTCACTCTCACGAGTCTTGTCTTCAGCAGCCCACTGACCACGGAAGATACGCTCATATTCTAACCACAGATCAAGGTAGTTCTGGTCTCGGTAGTCACGCCACCTGTCAGTGTGTTCGACAACCCAACTAACCAACTCTTCGTCGGACTCGGTAGGTTCGTCGTACTGACTATCCTCAACTTTATCGTTCATATGTCAATATCCTGTTAAAATGTCCATTGGTTCAAAGTCGTCCTCTTCATAGTCAGGAACGAAGCTATTAAGAGCTAACTGCTCAATGTACGCTAAGGCATCCACCAAGTCATCATGTACCCCTTTGGTAGGGAACATCAAGAGTTGGTCTTCGAAGTCAGCCCAATCACCTTCCTCGTTAAGGGTGACCTTACCGTGCTCCATACGACCTTGTAAGGCCCAGATGATACGGTCAGTCTTCTTCTTGTTACCATGAGTCAGGGTCTGGATATGAGCAAAGGTATTGTATTGACGCATCATGTCTTGCAGGATGGTTAAGGCAGCATTCTTAGCTGTTCCTCGCTCAATACCAATAGCCAATGGCTGATAGTCCTTAATGACCTTCAGGATACGCATACAGGTATCTTTAATGTCCCAACGACCATGCTCAATCTTGTTAACCCACCAATCACCGTTATCCTCTACCTTCACGATAGCGATAGCTGATTCATCCAGTCTCTTCTTGTTCTGAGAACCATCTGATATGTCCTCAAAGCCAGCCAAGTCAATAGCAATGATATAAGACCCTTGCTTAGGCTCTGGGCCTTTCTTGATCCACTCAGCTTTGAAGATGTCAGAACCTGAGGTATCGAAGCTAGACAGGTATTCCTGCTTGAATGCAAAGCTACTCAAGGTACGCTTAGCAGCAGCAATCTCTTTAGGGTCGATGGTCTCGTTATCAGCGGTAGTCTTATGCCAAGACTTCCACTCTTCGTCTGTACCTTCTTTGCCTAACTTAAAGACATCGTAAAACCAGTTACGACCAGAAGGAGTAGAAATGAATAAAGCTCTACCTTTCTTGTCCGACAGAGCAGCACGGATAACCTTCTCCCAAATCTCCTGCTTAATGAAAGCACATTCGTCCAGTACCACGTAAGTAAGGGACACACCACGAAGACTATCGGGGTTATCAGCACCTCGAACCAGAATCTTTCTTCCGTTGACAAGACTAATCTCTAAGTTGTTAATGTGTGAGGACTTGATCACTGGACGACCTAAGTCATGCAGCAAGTCCCAAATGATCGTACGGGCTTGTCCCAACGTGGGAGCAATGTACATCACCGCAGAGCCTTCAGGACAGTTTAAAGCCTCGATAAGCAGTGTTACAGCAGACAGCCTAGACTTACCACAGCGACGACCAGCAGCTACCACCTTAAAGCGGGTAGAGTCTTTAAAGACCTCTTGTTGCCAGTTAAGGAGTGCAAAGTTAAGTTCAGACATCAATTATGTCCTCATCGGTGCTTACAGTGGGCGTAGTCAAGCCAGTAATGTTGATACTGATCTGAGGGGTTCCACCAGCATTCTTAGCTGCATCAAACATAGACACAGGCAGGATACGATCAACAGCTAACTTCATAGCAGCCATCTGTCCGGGGTGTCCATCGGTCATGGCAATCTCTACCATCTTGTCTAGGATACGACTACCACCCGTAGCTAGTAATCGTTCCTTGAACTCTTGCAACCGAGCAGCGTCACCAGCAGGGCGACCTACCTTACCCTTTGTACGGTCTTTAACGGCCTGTAGATCGGTCTTAGGAGGTCTACCCTTACCACGTAGCTTAGGTGCTAACGCTGGTGCTACTGTTGCTGTCTCTGTTGTCATTGGCTTCCTTTTTCATTCTCTGGTGTTTCTTAGCAATTTCATTTGCACATTGCTTACACCGTGAGTTCAGACCAGAATAAGTTCGTTCGTTAAGACCAAAATCAAAGACACCCTTCACCTGATGGCAATGTGAGCATTCCTTGAGACCTTGATCCAATAGTCTGTCAATCTCTAACTTCTTAGCGGCTACCGCCTTAGTAACTTGTTTCTTCTTACTACGGGTAGACTCAGAGTCAAAGTGAGGAATAGTCTTAGACAACTCCTTCTCTTGTGCTATGACCTGCTGCACATGGCAGGAACGACAAACAGAAGAGAAACCATCTGCATCGTGCATCTTGGAACGGATAAAGTTGTCTGTATTCACTTCCTTTGTCTTAAGACATTGAGGACATTGTTTAACGATTGTTTGCATTTGGACACTCCTAATTGTTGGTTGCTTACACCTATATTGTAGCAGACAAACAGAAGATGTCAAGGGTTAAGACAAAATATCTTTGTACCTATAGTACTTTAAAGGTAACGTCTAAGTTAAGAACTTACTAAGTTAATTACTATAAGTAACTGTTAGTAGGTTATTCATATAGTTCTTAATGCGTTAGGTCTTTAAAGTACATAGTCTATAGTTTAATTGTAACATGACTTTCTGTATAAGTCAACACCCTGTCTTCTTTTTTTACATCTTTCTTTTCTTGTTACACGTTTAAGTACCTTTAACATTCCCCTTCTAGGGTGTCCGTGATGCCCTATCCTGACCTCTACAGACTACATTTATTGATATGTATACTTATGGTTGTCTAACCTACCTTGTTTTCTTTGTAGATCAAGCACTTAACTGCCTCTTTTTTAAGCACTCTTCTGTCCCCAATTAAGTCCTTTATTTCACCTTTTTGTGAACTTTGTAGGCTCCCACAAAAGTATTCTCTCTCTAGTACCCCTCCCCCCTGTCTTTGTAGGCTCAGCAAAGTGACTGAACAGTCTAGTCGCTAGCTACACTAGCTGGTCGCTGACTGTACTGTCTGGTCATACGTAGTACTACGTAGTCACGTACTGTACTCTAGAGTTATCCACAGGTTATCCACAGGCAGTATAGTGCATCAATGATGTGCATCATAGTGCATGTGTGAGAGGCGATGTGGGTGCCTATAACGTACACCTTATACGCTATACTTGGAAGCTACTATCTAGTCATCTATCTAGTCACTACCTATAAGCTACACCTTTAAAGATACTGTTACCCGCAGAGAACGTAGTGATCGAGGACATAGCCGAAGGCTGTTACAAACTGTTACAATTAAAGGTCAACAAAGCATTGACAATGTGCGTTATGTCTATATACTTCATACCATGCCAAGCAATCATGCAAGGCTAAACGAGGAAACACATCATGTCATTGTTTAACAAGCCAGTGCGTAACACTCAGACAAACGAAATAGGTATTGTGGTAAAACATTGTGCCAAGTCTCTCAAGGTTTGTTGTGTGCATCCTACAATTAGGGGCGCCCACTGCTATAAATACTGGAAAACAATTGAAACAATCTAAGGGTTTATCCCTACTAAATAGTTCTTGACAGTCACTCAAACAAGCATACAATCAACACACTAATCAACCAAGGAAATAATATGTACGAAACTATTCACACAACAGAAGCAGCAGGATTTGACATTGTTTTTAGTGTCACCTACGAAAACGATCCACCAGACTGGGATTTTGAAAGTGAAGAAGATAAACAAGACACCTTGCCAGGATTGATAACGGTGATTTGGTCTGGTTTGTTGCGCGTGTTCAAGCCTTTAAAAATGGCATTGAATTAGGCAGTGACTATATGGGCGCATGCTGCTATGACTCATACATGCAATTTGTAGAGGCTTCAGACTATTATGCCGATATGGTGGAAAACGCAGTAAGTGAAGCCAAAGCAAACATTGCCAAACTGTGCGAAAAGACGTACAACTGAGACTTACACCATGAAACACAATCAGTATCAATACACATACACACCTGATCCTAAAGAGTCACACATCGAGGGCATCATCATCACAGTCTCATGTCTCGCAGTGTTCGCCTTTGTAGGTGTCTTGCTCGCATGGCGCGGATGACCCTGTACCTTGTAGGGTTTTGTCTTGATGATAGAATCCTATGCAGTGCAACGTTAAAGCACTAGCTCCCACCAGTGAGTGACTGGCAACCTTCAAGGAAACTTATCATGAAACAATCTGTCAACTTCTCCGCCTTTGTCGATGCCTTCCACGCTTACAATCGCTATGATTCCTTTGGCTATGATGGCCTGCGTGTTATCTTTGACTATCTGGAAGACTACGAAGAACAGACAGGCGGAGAAATCGAGCTGGATGTAATCGCTATCTGCTGTGACTACAGTCTCGAACACTATACAGACATTGCCTCTAACTACTCAATCGACCTGTCTGATGCTGATGGTGACACTGACGCAGAAGAGCAGATTGTCATGGATTACCTCAATGACAACACTATGGTTTTGGGCCAATGCACTGATGGTATTGTCTACCAAGTCTTTTAAGGGGTTGACCATGTTTAAAGTAATTACACAATACAAAGCTACAGGCAAACGTGGTGGTTATGTTCTTCAATGGATTGGGGGCAGTGTTCCTTCATACATTACAGGCCCAAATGCTACTTGCGGCTGGTATAAAAGCAAAGCTGATGCAGTGTCTCGCTGCGAAGCATTGAACAGGAGTGCTTAACATGAGATACATCGTCCAATTCAAAACCTCCGGCATAGTGGCCTTTAGCGCCACTGAACGAGCAATATGCCAGCACTGGTACGAATGCAACAATTACGGGCCTGACATGGCCTACTATGACCCTCTAACAGGCGAGATTGTCCCTGACAAGTGGGTTAGAGGTGAAGATTTAGGTTTGTTTGTCGTTAAACGTGTCAATAAAGGGGTTTAATCATGGATGTATTGTTTCACTTGGTCCTGATCGGACTGTTCTGTTTCTTTGGTGGTTGGATGGGCTTTATCGCCTACCTGCTGTTGATGTTGTTGATGAAGTGATAGGAGGTTGACAAATGTATGATGTTAACGAAGGTAAATATCTTGTGTGGTTCTTGGTCTGTGCTGGTCTCTTGAACTACTTTGTAGGGGCTTATGCAGCATTGATCTTTATGATTGTCTGTATCTTGTTCTCGAAAGGTTGACTATGTATACATGGCCCTTCCCTGCCTTCCCTAATCCACTCGATACAGGCCATAAAAAGCCTAAGTTTAACCCTAACAACCATGAGGAGTCACCTTTGTGACTGAAAGGAACGATATGAGCAACGATACAAACACAGGTGGACCAGCGTTTCCAGCATTGGCACGATATTCCCGGTCTGCACAGCTTGAAAGTGCCTTACAGCAAGACGGCATGACCCTGCGAGACTACTTTGCAGCCAAAGCAATGCAAGGTCTGCTGTCTGATTCAGAGGTATCAGGAACACCTGAAGAATTCTCTACTAGGGCATATAACGTAGCCGATGCAATGATTAAAGCGAGGAACCAATGACTAAGATCAAACAATTCAGCTACACAATCAAAGGCTTTGAATGGTATGGCCTCTGTGAGATTCAATCCATTGAGTCCCTGCCCTTGATCGTTCGTTGTACTGACCTTTATCTTGAAGGCTATCGAGACGATAACCCTCCTGACATGAGGGACATTGTAGACTATCAGATCATCCTTGACATTGAGGACATGGTTAGACTGGAGGCTGAGAATCCGCAGGGTTCGAACGGAGATGAGAATGTTTAAGGTCAATCATTGGACAGCCTTGGGACTGGTGTTTGTAGCTTACTTAATTGCGGGGTATTATGATCAAATGGCTTATTGAACTGTTGTTACCTACAAAAAAGCTCTATTGAGCTATTTGTAAGCTTCTTGTAAGCAAAATCTGTTAAAATATAGGTTTCAATACAAAGGAGATGCAAATTATGGCAACAAAACGCAACCAAAAGAGGGAACTCTTAATGAAACTACATGGACACAAGTACAAACGACACTTCACACAAGAGGGTTACTACTGTTTTTACTGTTCTGACCCTGCTGATACACTAGATCATGTGCCACCATTGTCTGCAATGGAGGTATTAAACAAAGAGAAGCGGAAAAAGGAGCAGATTCCAGCCGTTTTAGTGCCTTGTTGCAAGGAATGTAACTCCGCACTAGGTTCAAGGCAGCTGTGGACTGTTTTCGACCGTCTAATGTACCTTGAAAGCTACTATGATGCCTACTTCAAGCGACAGAAGATGCTATGGTCTGAAGAAGAGATTGAAGAGTTGGGTTATTCCTTGAGGGAGTCTGTAAGACACCGACAGGATAAGCTTGACAGGTATCGTGACAAGATTCGAGCCATTCAGGTGAGGCAGCTCAAGCCAGAGACCTATCCTGACTACTATGATGACGATTTAATTGATGATGAGGAGTACAAACCATGAAGTGTATTTGCTGTGACCGTAACCTGAAAGACCATGAAGCAGTCCGTAGACACGCGATAACCAATGAATTCTTAGACATTTGTGATGTCTGTTTGAAGGATATTCCCGGTCTGCCTACCAAAGCAGGACAAGGAGTAGACACTGTGAGTGATCCCTTTGAAGATAGTGAAGACGCTGTTGAGGTAGATTCTGTTACAAAGTGTTACAACTTAGATGAAGACGATCATTGACAGTTGACCAATGAGTGATACAATTACTATATAGACCTAAGACATTTCATAGATGTTAACCTACTAACAGTTACTTAGCAAGTTATACATTGTATGTCTTTAACTATGTAGTCCTTTAAAGTCTTTATAAGGTGGATGATATGTCTATTGACATGATGGATTTCGATGAAGAATGTGGACAGGATGATGTCTTACAGTTTGAATGCTGGTATCATTCCGTTATGGATGATGTCGCTAGTCTTATCCGTGCCAATGGTTACGATAAGGTGATGCTAGACATCATGTCTGCTGTTAACAGGATGGAGAACAAACAATGATTGTCTCCCTGTTTATAGGTGTCTTAACTCTTGTCAAGGTGGTATTGAAATGAAAGATAACCCATACGGTTTGGTCGTAAACGTAGAGAATGCTAGGTGTGTCGTTGAGTTTGATGTCATTGGTGACGGTGAGATCAACTATGAGACATGGGAAGTGTTCTACAACAAGCACTTTAAAGGTGACTTTAAGCAGGTTTTACCGCCTGAACCATGGGTACAAGTCAATGACTTGCTCCACAACAAAACTTGGGAATCCATTGACGACCAGATAAAGGCACAATGGAAGGATGTAATCGAACAACAGAGGGCACATGATGAACACTACTGATACTTTGAAATTGGCGCTGGCGGCGTTGGAAGACGTAGATGGTGCCAATCAGCTCGGTTGGTGGGCAAGAAGCAAAGCCATCACCGCAATCAAGCAAGCCCTTAACACGGCTACGCCACTGGCAGCACCTACTGTGCAGGAGCCTGTGGCGCATTGCGAAGCAGGGCCAGAATTTTGCCCGGTTTGTTGGGCAGAAACTCGCTCGTTGGCATTGGCCGCAGCAGTTGTGTATATCCAGCGCAATACCCCAACTCTTGTTTGGACTGAAATTTGCAGGGCTTTGGATAAATCTTCACCCGCAGCACAGCCAGCACCTGTGCCGCTGACGGATGATGCCCGTGGTCTGCTGGTGGTTGAGCACCTTGGGCCAAATGCTTTGCTGCATAAGCCAATGAGCATCTATGACGCATTCCACATGGGCATTGATGCCGCCGAAGCCGCCCACGGCATCACGAAAGGCCAGCCATGAAAGCTCTCCTATTGGTTGCCTTCTTGCTTTCAGGTTGCGTATCAACAACCCGAGAGGTTTGTGGTGTCACGCCTGATGGCGATGGCTTTTGCGTAATAGCAGGAGGCCATCCATGACATCCAAGTTTCTCAGGCATTGTGCCTGTGAACATTGCGGTAGCTCAGACGCTAACAGTCTCTATGATGACGGGCACACACACTGCTTTAATTGCGGTACAACTGAGCACGAAGGTGCTTATGATGAACGAACGGTAATGAGGGACGCAGTAGCGCCCACAAAGAAGGTTATTATGGACATCCGAGGACAATGTAAATCAATCCATGATCGAGGAATCAGTCAGGCAACCTGTGAGAAATACGGAGTAACGACCGAGGGAGACAAACACTTTTATCCTTACACTGACTCAGACGGAGTTAGAGTGGCTGTTAAACAGCGCAGTGTTCCTACAAAGCAATTCTCCATCACAGGAGACTTCAAAGGAGCAACTCTATTCGGTCAGTCTATCTTTCACGCCGGAGGAAAAGCTATCACCATCACAGAAGGCGAGCTTGACGCTCTCGCAGCTTTCCAGATGCAGGGGTCACTCTACCCTACAGTGAGCATCCGTAACGGTGCTAACGCTGCTCTGAAGGACTGTAAAGCCCAGTATGAGTGGATCAACAGCTTTGACTCAGTGGTTATCTGCTTCGATGGTGATGAGCCGGGTAAGAAGGCAGCTAAGGAAGTGGCTGAGTTGTTCGGTAACAAAGCCAAGATCATGCAGTACAAGGATGGTTACAAGGATGCTTGTGAGTACCTGATTGCAGGAGCTACCAAAGAGTTTGTCAATGCATGGTGGAGAGCGAGTCCTTATGTGCCTGATGGTATTGTCAACGCTGCTGATCTCTGGGAGGAAATCTCCAAGCCAGAGCCGATTGCAGAGGCACAGTACCCTTGGGCAGGCTTGAACAAGCTCTTGTATGGTATCCGACCTGCTGAGTTGATTACGGTCACCGCAGGCAGCGGCTTGGGTAAGAGTCAATTCTTGAGGGAGATACTGTATAATCTGCTGAAGACAACAAGCTGGAACATTGGTGGACTCTTCCTTGAGGAATCTACCCGTAAAACAGCACGAAGTATCATGTCGCTACATGCTAACAAATTGTTACACTTACCTGATACACCGACAACTGAACAGGAATTGAAGGAGGCTTTTGATGCTACTCTTGGCAGTAACCGTGTCTTTCTGTTTGACCACTTTGGTTCTTCTGATGTGGAAAACATTGCCAACCGTGTACGTTACATGGCTAAGGCGTGTGATTGTCGTGTTGTGTTTCTCGACCACCTATCTATCGTTATCTCTGGTCAAGATACCGGAGATGAGCGAAAGGCGATTGATGCTATGATGACCAAGCTGCGGACACTGGTACAGGAGCTGAACATTACTTTGATTTGTGTGAG